TGAAGGAGCTGTACCTATTCCTGAAAATCTTAGAATGATTATACCAAACTAATAAAGTACCCCTTTTAGAAGAGATAAACGAATAAATACAAGGAATTTAATAAAATATGGCAAATAGTTTTGTACGATATACAGGTAATGGTAGTACAGATGCTTATTCAGTCCCATTTAGTTATAGGGCTCAAGCAGATGTAGCAGTAACCATTGATGGTGTCGCTACAACAGCTTTTACTTGGAATGGAGCAGGTACAGTAATTACTTTCACAAGTCCACCTGCGAATTTGTCTTCTATTGAAATTAGAAGAACAACAAGTCAAGGGACAAGATTAATAGATTATGCTGATGGTTCAGTATTAAAAGAAAATGATTTAGATACTGATTCTACTCAAGCATTTATGATGGGTCAAGAAGCCATAGATGATGCTAATGATAGAATTAAGTTAGACGCAACAGATTTTCAATGGGACGCACAAAGTAAAAGAGTTAAAAATGTAGCTGACCCTACTGCGGCTCAAGATGCGGCAACAAAGAATTATTTAGAAACTACTTGGTTATCTGATGCTAATAAAACAGCTTTAACTACAGTAAATGCTAATATTTCAAATATTAATTCAGTTAATTCTAACTCTAGTAATATTAATACAGTTGCAGGAGTAAGTGCCAATGTAACAACAGTAGCTAATAATATTGGTTCAGTTAATACTGTAGCTTCTGATATTACTAAAGTAGTAGCTGTAGCAAATGATTTAGCTGAAGCAGTTTCGGAAGTAGAAACTGTAGCTGATGATTTAAACGAAGCAACTTCAGAAATTGATACAGTTGCAGGAGCAATTACTAATGTTGATTTAGTTGGTGGTTCTATTGCCAATGTTAATTTAGTTGGCGGTTCAATAACTAATGTTAATAATGTTGGTAATGATATTGCTAATGTTAATACTGTTGCAGGAAATCTAGCAGGAGTAAACTCTTTTGGTGATAGATATAGAGTATCAAGTTCAGCTCCCGCAAGTTCACTTGATGTCGGAGATTTATATTTTGACACAACTGCAAACGAATTAAAAGTTTACAAAAGCTCAGGTTGGGCGGCGGCAGGTTCTACAGTTAATGGAACTTCAGCAAGATTTAATTATACTGCAACTGCGGCACAAACAACATTTACAGGTGCAGACACAGCAGGAAATACACTTGCTTATGATGCAGGTTTCGCAGATGTCTACTTAAATGGTGTAAGATTATCTGCGGCAGATATTACAATTACTTCAGGTACTTCTGTAGTTCTAGCGGCAGGTGCTAGTGCAGGAGATATTTTAGATGTAGTTGCTTATGGAACATTTAATGTTGCGGCAGTTAATGGTTCAGCTATTAATGCAGGAACTATTAATTCTGCTCGTATGCCAAAAACTATTGCGGCAACTTGGGAAAGTAAATCAAATGATTTTACAGCCGAAGCAGGTAAATCATATTTCTGTGATACTTCAAGTAATGATATTGATGTTACGTTACCTTCAGGAACAATAGGTGACACAATAAGATTTCTTGATGTATCAGGAACTTTTGATACAAATGATTTAACAATTTTATATGGAAGTAGCAAAATACAAGGTGCTTCAGCAAATTTAGATGTAGGAACTGAACGAGCAGGTTTTGGTTTAGTTTACTACAATTCAACACAAGGGTGGTTATTAACAGAGAAATAATATGGCAAATTATAAAGATATAAAATATCAATTCCCTGCAAGTGCAATCACTAGCGGAGATATAGCTTCAGCAAGATTAACTAATGCTTCTGAAACTAAACCAGTTGTTTCAAGTGTTAGTCCAACAGTTATTACTAATGATGCTCAAAATATTGTAATTACAGGAACAGATTTTGTAGCAATTCCAAGAGTAGATGTGATTAATACAGCAACAGGAATATGGTATTCTGTAAATACAGTTACAAGAGATAGTGCAACGCAATTAACAGTTAATTTAGCTTTAGCTGTAGATGCAGGTACTTACAGAATAAGAGTAGAAAACCCTGATGGAAATTCAGGCATATCTGCGGCTAGTTTCTTAACAGTTTCAGATGCACCAGTATGGACAACTTCTTCAGGTTCTTTAGGAAGTGCCGCAGGAGCATTTTCAGGAACAGTTGCAACAGTGGCGGCTACAGGAGATACAGTTACATATTCAGAAACAACATCAGTATTAACAAATGCTTCTTTAGCGAACTGTGCGTTGAATAGTTCTACAGGTGCAATAACAACAACTAACTTTGATAATAATAATGGAACTGCGAGAACGCATACGTTTACGATTAGAGCAACAGATGCACAATCGCAAACATCAGATAGAGAATTTACATTAACAAGCTCTTATGGAGCAACAGGCGGGGGACAATTTAACTAATGGCTAATACATATTTAACAAGAACACCATCATCAAATGGAAATAGAAGAATTTGGACTTTTTCTGCTTGGGTAAAAGTATGTGCAGATACACAAGGTGTATTAATGGGTGCGGCGGCAGATACATCTAATTTTACAAGAATACAATTTTGGGGTAGTGGAGATAATAGTAGAATGACTGTTGACACTAGAATTAGTGGAACAAGTAAAGATGTGACACCAAAAAGAGCTTTCAGGGATAATTCAGGGTGGTATCATATTGTAACAGCAGTAGATACTACACAAGCAACAGCATCAAACAGAGTTAAAATTTGGATAAATGGAGTACAAGAAACAGAATTTGAATCAACAAATTATCCTGACCAAAACTCAGACCCTTATTTTAATAATACTGGTTATGCTATGGTAATAGGAAATAATCCTGCTTATTCACATTATTTTAATGGTTTAATGTCTCACGTTAATTTTGTAGATGGAACAGCTTATCAAGCATCAGATTTCGGAGAAACAGATACAACGACAGGAGAATGGAAAATAAAAACTTCTCCTTCAGTAACTTATGGAACTAATGGTTTCTTTATTCTTAAAGATGGTAATTCAGTTACAGACCAATCAGGTAATGGTAATAACTTTACAGTTGGTGGTGGTACACTTACAAATACAGAAGATTGTCCAAGTAATGTTTTCTGTACTTTAAATCCTTTAAACACTACTGTTTCAGGTACAGCACCAGTTTTTTCAAATGGTAATAATACTGTTGTAACAGGTACATCTTCGGCAGATTTTGGTGGTTCAGGTACATTTGGATTAAAAAAAGGAGTTTGGTATTATGAAGGATTAGTTGTTACTTCAGGTAATGATAATTTAAGAAGTATTTTTGGTATTACTTCTAATCCTGCTGAAACAGCAAGGAATAATCAGGAAATTTATCATAATAGATATTCATATTCTTGGAAAGGATATAATGGTGCTTGGTGGACAAACACAAATGCAACCAATGGTAATGGAACTGAAAATGTTAATTATTTAAACACTTATACTAATGGAGATTACATAGGAATTTATTTTGATTTAGATAATAGTAAAATGCTTTTTACAAAAAATGGAACTTTAGAAAGGTCTGGTGTAAGTATGTCAATTACAGCAGTAGGAAGTACAGATACAGGATTTTATTTTCCTATCTATACAGATGGACATAGTGCTTGGTCAAGTTCTGCAAAATTAAACTTTGGTAATGGAAGTTTTGGTACAACATCATTAACTGGGTCAGAAAATTCAGATTGGTTTAGAGATGCAGGTGGACTGGGTAAATTTAAATATAACCCAACACAAACAATAGATAGCACAACTTGGAACGCAAGAGCAATCTGCACAAAAAATATTAATACTTATGGATAAGGAGATAAATACATAATATGGCTTATACTACAATAAATAAAAGTACAAACTTTTTCTCACCAAAAACTTACACAGGGAATGGGACAGCGATTGGTAGTGGTGGTAATGCTATCACAGGTGTAGGATTTCAACCTGATTTAGTTTGGATAAAATCTAGAACTGAAGCAGAAAAGCATATGGCATTTGACGCACCTAGAGGTGTTACAAAAGCTATAAAACCATCTGAAACTGCCACAGAAGCTACAAATGCAGAATTTTTAACTGCATTTGGAAGTGATGGTTTTACAGTTGGAAATCACGATAAAGTTAATACAAATGCTAAAAATTATATATCTTGGAACTGGAAAGCAAATGGTGCAGGTTCATCTAATACAGATGGTTCAATAAACTCAACTGTTAGTGTAAATAGTACAGCAGGGTTTAGTATTGTTAAATATTCAGGAGACCCTAACGCAAATACAACTATTGGTCATGGTCTTGGTGCAGTACCTAAACTGATTATAACAAAATGTATAACTACTACTCATAATTGGGGTGTTTATCACCATAGTTTAGGAGTAGATAAATATTTAAGATTAAATACTACAGATTCAGAACAAAGTAGTTCAGGTGCTTGGGGAAGTACACCAACTTCTTCTGTATTTGGTGTAGGTGGTTTAAATGAAAATGACCAAGCATCACAAGACTATATTGCTTACTGCTTTTCAGATGTAAGTGGTTACAGCAAGTTTGGTTCTTATGTTGGAAATGGAAATGCTGATGGAACATTTGTTTATACAGGATTTAAACCAACTTTTGTTATGACTAAAAGAACTGACAGTACAGGTTATTGGCAAATATGTGATACTGCAAGAGATGTAGATAATGTTGCACACAATTTTCTATTTGCAAATGATAGTGGTTCAGAATCTTCTACAGTAGGTAATACACAATACGATACAGACATTTTATCAAATGGATTTAAAATAAGAACAACTTTAGCATCAAGAAATACAGATGGTGCAGATTTCATATATATGGCATTTGGACAATCAATAGTAGGAAGTAATAATATTCCTGCAACAGCGAGGTAAAATATGACAAAAGCGAGAGATTTAGCTGACATAGTCAGTAATTTAAGTGCAAACGCAGAGAAAGCGGTTGTAGTTAATGCAGGTGGAACAGAATTAACTTTTGGAGACGCAGGGTCTTCAGATATTTACGGATTTGTAAAAACGAATGGAACAGGAACTCAAAAAGAGGACTTGGTACTTCACTATACAAATGGTGCAGACGATTTGTCTGTAGCAACAAATGATGGAACTCAAACAGATTTATATGATGAGAGTTTTGTCGCAAAAAGAGGACTTTCGTTTTCAGTAGATGCCAATGGCAATCTGACAACTACAGTCTAATCAATAATAAATAAATAAGGAGAAAAAAATAATGGCAACATTAAATTTAGGTAGAATAAAGCCAGTATTCAGAGGAGCATACGCAGGTGGAACTGCTTATGTCGTTGATGACATTGTAACGTCAGGAGACGAAACTTTCATTTGTATACTTGCTTCAACTGGTAACGCAACGTCTAATGCTACCTATTGGACAAAGTTAGCGGCTAAAGGAACAGATGGAACTGATGTAGGAACAACTTTAACTACTCAGGGCGACATCTTATTCAGAGATGGAAGTGGTTTACAAAGACTTGCAAAACCTGCATCTAATAAATTATTACAGAATACAAGTGGTGGAGTGCTTTCTTGGGAAAGTGTTTCTTCTGATGTAGTAAAACTAGCAAGTGCAGAATTAACAACAGGTACATCAATTAATCTTGAAGGAGTTTTTGATGATGCAACATATAGAGGATATAAACTTCAGACATATTATCATTTAGATGACCAAGAACAACTGCGTTGCAGACTTTTAAATAGTTCAACTGCTTACACAGGTGCTTCGGATTACAGAAGATGGGCTACGAGTACATATAGACAACTAAATAATGTTGACAGCACTTTAACTCATTGGAATGATGGAGATGGTATAGACCATATGCGAACAGCAGGGTGGTCATTTTCAGAAAAATCAACAGCAAGATGGCTTACTACGTGGGAATTTGTAGGAAGGTTTGAAGAGACAGTAGGACATAAAGTAATGCTTATGAATACTCTTGGTTTAGATACTTCAACTACAAATTATGGTTTTAACGATTTTGGTGGATACTATTTCTATAACACAGGTAAAGTTGATGGATTTCAAATGTACACACTTAATGGTTCAAATGTAAATTATCTTGATTACACACTTTGGGGGTATAAAAAATAATATGGGAATAAAAATAATACACGAACTAGGAAAAGCACCTATACAAAGAGAAGAAACAGCAGAAGAATTAGCACAAAGAGAAACAGATAAAGCTAATGATGCAGTTAAAGAACAAGCAATATTAGATGCTAAAACTGCAAATGATAATCTTAAAGCTAGTGCTAAAGCAAAGTTAATTGCAGGAGAAGCATTAACTGAAGACGAAGCTGATACAATCGTAATATAATAAATAAACAAGGAGTAACAACAGAAAATGCTACCAATAGGAACACTTTTAAATATAGGTGGAAAACTTGTGGGCGGATATATGAATCGTAGAAGAGCTATATCTGACCAAAAACATAGAGTAGCCTTAGAAGAGATTAGAACAGGTAATGAAAGAGCTAAAAGAAATGGCTCTTTAATACTTGATTTACTTCTTGGTTCTTTTATTTTAGCACCTTTAGGAATTTTAGCATACGGAACATTTTGGGGAGACCCTGCGATGTTATCTAAAACTAAAGATTATTTTGATTTACTAAAACAAATACCTGACGTATATTTATATTTAATCTTTATAGTAGTAGGGGGTAACTATGGAATTTCTGTCACAAATTTATTATCGGGTAAAAAGTTTAAGTAAAGTTTTCAATTTTTGGAACGTATACTTAGGTAGCACTATAGCAATTATTCTTATAGTTGCTTTTGTACTTTTGACTGGTTGTGAAAATATGAAACAAACTATTGGAATATCTACTAATCCTTTTAGTTCTAAAATGGAAGAAAAAACAAAATTAAATTATAAAATAACATTTGGTAAAATTAGACCAAAGGAAGATGATGACGATGATTAAAAATATTAAAATGGCAATATTGCTATGGATTCAAGGTTGGACAGGACAACTTAATGGTTGGGCTTGGACAAAATGGGACATACTCCATCGTCAAGATTGGGTAAAAGGCTATAATCAATGGAAAAAAAATAATGAAAGATATTAATGAACTAAATTTAGAAGTTGAAAGAATACGAGGCGATATTAAATTAATTCAACAATCTGTAGACACTATTAAAGATAATCACTTAGTACATTTAGAAAAAAAAGTAAGTGGGATTAATAGAGTTTTATGGACAGTGGGTATATTAATATTTACTCAATTAGTTCTTACTATCAAGACTTTACTTATATAATATGAAAATATCAGATAAAACAGACGTGGCTATGCCTATTAGAAATCTAATTTCTATTGTAGCGGCTGTGGTTGTAGGTGTTTGGGCTTTTTTTGGAATACAAGAAAGATTAAATAATATTGAAACGAATTATAAACTTATTAGTAGTGATATAGAAAAGAATACGGACTTTAGAATTAAATGGCCACGAGGTGAACTTGGCTCATTACCCGCCGACAGTGAGCAGTTTATGCTTATTGAACATATGGCAGGTTTATTAGACCAACACACTAAACAATTAGAGGGTGGTATGCACAATAAAGTAAATATAGAATTTTTATCTAAACAGGTAGATAAATTATTAAAAGATGTAGAAAAATTAAAAGATGGTTTAAGAAAGGCTAATGGTACTCACTAATGATAGAAACAGTTTTTGCTTTACTACTTTCACTTAATGGACAAGTTATAGAACATACTTATAAAGAAACATTATCTGACTGTTTAAAAAGCAAGAGGATTGCTCAAAGAGAAGTCAATCCTGAATCAGTTATTTTCAGTTGTATTAAAACTGAAGCTAAAACTGAAATATATATGGGACAAAAGAAAATACTTAAAATAATTAAATAATATGAATGGAATGAAATTTAACGCCGCTTTAATTTTTGCGGTTCTACTACAAGCTATAGGATTAGTTTGGTATGTCAGTAAAATTGATAGTAAAGTTAATATCCTTTATGAAAAATATGCTGAAGAAAGTAAAACTGAAGTAGTTGAAAATCAAGTGCGTATGAAACTTGATATAGAGAATTTATTAAAAGATGTTAATGATATTAAAACAGAATTAAAACAAGCAAATAAAAAAGATAAGAAGATTATGAAACAACACGACCAAATCTTCAAACTCTTAAAAAAGAAGAAGAAAAAAGTAGATAGTGATTATAGTTATGAGTAAGATTTTACTCATAATTACAATATGTTCTAATTTAGGTTGTCTACCCCCAATGTCTAATGCAAAATGGGAGTTTACAAATGAAGAACAATGTTATAAAAAAGGCTATTATGCTATTGCAGAAATAGCTGAAACTTATATGGACACTGTAGGTGTTCAAGAGTTCAAACATATGCAAGTTAGAATGTTTTATAGCTGTGTATCGGAAGAACAATGGAATAAAGAAATGAAACCAGTAGAGGAAGGGAAGCCGTTAGTATTTGAACAAGATGCTTAATATATGCTAAAATTAAAACCTTTAATTTACGCATTTTTCTTTTTCTACTTTGTGGGTTATTGTACCCTAGACAAAGCAACAAACTTTACAGAGGAGTCTTCTTATGTTTATGACCATAATAAGATTTATACACCGAATTACAACAAGAATAAATATGTGGGCTTACAAAAAGGAAGTGTATCATAGATACTACAAACACCGAGAGAAAAAATAATGGCAAAAGCACCAAAGTGGGGAGTAAACAATTATGTCAGGGATAAGCCTAAAAAAAGAAAGTGGCAACACACAAAACGTCCAAACAAAAGTGTCACCAAAAAACAATACAGAGGACAAGGGCGTTAAAATAGAAAAAATTATAGAAGAATTACCCGAATTATTAGTTAAACACGCATACCAAAAACTAAAATCAGGTCAAGAATTAACAGCTTCAGAAATGAAAGTTTGTTTAGAGGTATGTAAAACATACAGCTCTGAAAAGTTAGGTGCAAAGCCTGATAATATTCTTGAGAAAGTACCTTTTGACACAAATGGATAATCGCTTAAAAAATTTTAAGAATTTTTTGTATTTATGTTGGAAGTTTCTAAACTTACCTAACCCAACTCCAATACAATATGATATAGCAGACTATCTACAGTCAAATGAACGTAGATTAGTTATAGAAGCCTTCAGAGGCGTTGGTAAATCTTGGATTACTTCAGCATTTGTCTGTCACCAACTTTTACTAAATCCTCAAAGGAATATATTGGTAGTTTCAGCTTCTAAAAATAGAGCTGATGACTTTAGTACCTTTACTCAAAGACTAATCAATGAAATGCCAATATTACAACATCTAATTCCTAGAGATGACCAAAGACATTCTAAAATTAGTTTTGATGTAGCTCCTGCTACCGCTTCTCACGCACCTAGTGTGAAATCTATGGGTATTACAGGACAGCTTACAGGTTCTCGTGCAGATTTAATTATTGCCGATGACGTAGAATCAGCAAATAACTCACAGACTCAGTTAATGAGAGATAGATTAAGTGAAACTGTGAAAGAATTTGATGCGATTATTAAACCCGATGTGGGTCGTATCATATTCTTAGGAACACCTCAAACTGAAATGAGTTTATATAACACATTAGAGGAAAGAGGTTATAAGACAAAAATATGGACAGCGTTATATCCAACTAAAGAACAAACCATTGGTTATGGCAGTAAACTGTCTACTATTATTTCTAATATTACAGATAAAGAAGGTGAACCTACAGACCCTCAAAGATTTGATGGTATAGATTTATTAGAGCGTTTGTCTTCATATGGACGTTCAGGATTTAACTTACAGTTTATGTTAGACACTACAATGTCTGACGCTAATAGATACCCTTTAAAGCTCAATGACTTAATTGTAGCTTCAGGTTGTACTACTTGGAAAAAAGCTCCTGCTCAAATTCAGTGGGCTTCAGGTACTCAACAATTAAAAGGTATAGACCCTGAGATACCTAATGTAGGATTAAAGGGTGATTATTATGTTGCTCCTTTACACTTATCTGAAGAATATACAGATTTTGAAGGGGTGGCTATGTCTATAGACCCTGCGGGTCGGGGAGAAGACAAAACAGCGTATGCGGTGCTTAAAATGCTTCACGGAGTGCTTTATTTGACCGATATAGGAGCTTTAGATGGTGGTTACTCAGATACTACCTTAGAAGAGCTTTCAGCTATAGCTAAACGTAACAAAGTGAATAACGTGGTTATTGAATCTAACTTTGGTGATGGTATGGCTACAGCGTTATTAAAGCCTGTTATGGCTAGAATACACCCTTGCCAAATTGAAGAGGTAAGACATAACATACAAAAAGAGAAAAGAATTATAGATACCTTAGAGCCTATTATGAATACTCATAGGCTAGTGGTAGATGAGAATACAATAAAAGAAGACTTCAAGTTAGAACCTAATCATCAACTGTTTAGGCAAATGACTAGAATAACTAGAGATAAAGGTGCGTTAAGACACGATGACCAAATTGACGCATTAGCTATTGCGGCTAATTACTGGGTTGAGAGAATGGACAGAGACCAAACTTTATCTTATCAACAACATAAAGACGAACTAATCAATAAAGACTTAGAAAGGTTTATGGAGCACACAGTAGGTATACAACCTAAACGGGATAGGTTCATTTAAGTACCCGTATTAGGGAAGACAAAGGTTAAAGCTATTACTATAGCTGTTTACTTACTCACTCTTCTTATGCAGATAGAATTATGGAGAAATGTGAAAATTGTGGACACGAGTGCCACTGCGACAAAGAGACTCATCAAGATAATTGTTGTGGGTCTTGTAACTGCGATACTTCTAGGGACAACGATAGGACATACGAAACAAATGGATAAAGTAAATTGGAATTTTATAAGTGAATTAGAAGGTGAGGCTGTAGATACAGCATATGTACCTTTTGAATGGAGTAAAAGAACACGACATAAAGCAGAAGAAAAATTTGATGATAATTCAGGAGTAACTATAGGTACTGGTGTGGATTTAAAAACAAAGAACGCTGAGTTTTTAGAGACTCTTAAAGTCCCTTTAGATATAATAGAGGTATTAGAACCTTATTTTGGTCTTAGAGGTGAGAAAGCGGGTAAGTATTTAAAAGACAACCCATTGGTGTTATCACCCGTAGATGTTAAAATACTAGATGAGGCTATTCAGAAGTATCACGCTAATAAAATTAAAAGTGATTATGAGAAGGATAGCGGTAAGTCTTGGAGTGACTTAACATCAAATCAACAAACAGTTATTACCTCTGTAGGTTTTCAATATGGAAATATGAAGCATAAGACTCCTAATTTTTGGAATGGGGTTATAAGTAATGATTGGAAAGCAGTCACTAATGAGTTATTAGACTTTGGTGATAACTATTCTACAAGAAGAAAGAAAGAAGCAAAGCTGTTAAACAGTAAATTTTAGCAGAAAAATGTGAATGGGTATCCACTGTAGCGGTGAGCCACATTTCCCCGTTGGCATATCACGGGAGCGGGAGCGTTGGGCGTCCCCTCAAGTATTTTTTTAGGTCGGCTTCGGCTCTATATAGGGCTCGTTTGTTTTTTTGTGGCGTGTGTGTGCTCTCGTCTGTTTTTTTCAATAGGGTATCAATTCAATTCTACTTTTTATTTTCTCTTTTATATTCTCTTTTGTTTTTGTCTTCTCATTCTCTTTAATATCCATAGCAACACATCAAGCAAGACAAACAAGACAACAATGAATATATACTCTTCAATCAATGTTGGATTGTCTCTTAATCCTTCTCTTCCTTTTATCATTCCATAAATTAAAATTATAAAATAACTACAAAAGATATATTTCAATAATTTATTAATCATTACTTTATTAATGCGGAAGCTATCAAAGTAAATGCAATTAATATAATCCAAAATAAAATATATAAAATCTTCTCTTTAATTCTTTTCATTTCTCTTCATTCCTTTTAATTAATTAGTTATAAGTAAGTAAGTTATATAATCAGCTAGAGTTTAGCTTTTTATATCTAATATGGGTACTTTAATACTTGCCTTAATTGTCATAATCATTTCATAATCTTGCCTTAAACTGTGTTAAGTTGTCGCAGTTAAGCATTTATATCATTTTTTACTTGTATATAGATTTTATTAGTTTATAAAGATTTATAGTTTAGTAATTTAGATGAATAAATTATTTGTGTAGTTCATCAAGGTTCAAGTAGTTTAAATTGCTTCTGACACCAACAGCTTCATAGTTGGGACAAGTCGGACACCGCAACAGGTAAGCAATCGGGCTTATGGAGTCGGTTTAGAGCTGTAGCCAGTCAGCCGATAAAGTAAGTTTGTTTGTATCTAGTAATTTACTAGAATTTATTAACAATTAACAAAAGGTCTTAAAATGAGTAATCAAGAGAATATATTTTATGAAAAGGACGGCGACACTAACTATTCAATAGTTAAGGGCGTCTTTTTTATTCCTGATTTAAAAGCTAAAATGAAGGCTTTTAGAGTTATGAAGCACACTAATTATTCAAAGCCGATTGTAGAATATTGCTTTGAAAAGGTTAAGGCTGAAATAATACTAAAAGACTTAATGAAAGCGTAATAATAAATTTTAACGGGCTTAGGCGGTCTAGTATCGCCTGAGCTCACAGCTAGACTGATGATGGCTTCAATAGCCGAAACAATTAAACTTGTCTCTAGCATTAAGCTAGTAAAAACAAACAAACAAAAGGAGCACATATGAGAAGCTATCCAATATGGGTTGATACTTATAATAACAGTTATAAATCTAGTATGGCTAAGTCTCAGGGTATTAGAGACAGGGCTAAAAATCAGGTTTATATAGGTACATCAGCCTCTAATAGTTATCCATTTTTAACTAATGAGCTACAAGTTAGCGACAATGGAAACAAAAGGACTTTTAACTTTTATGTTGATAATGAGTTGATGAAATCAGCCACTTACAACAAAAGTAAAAAAGTTTTTGAGAATAGTGAACACGCTTTAGAGCCTCAGTTAAAAGTAAAATACTTTGAAAAGTGGAAAAAAGAAGAAGAGGCGGAAGCTCAAAAGTTTAGAAATGAGCGTTTTGCTGAGCGTTTAAGAGTAAATGGAATATAAGACCTAAAGCGGTTTATTAAATTAGACCGCTTTGAGACTTATATAAAAGTAAGTCAGTTTGCGGTGAGTAATACTCTTAATAGTGTTGAGTGTTATCACGATACACACTACCGCAAAAACAAACAAACAATTTAACTTATAGGAGTATAAAAACAAATATAATGTTAAAATAATACCCGAAACGAATAAGTATTATCCTAATATAAACTCGGAAGACTTTGTTTATATTGCTAGGATATACGGCGGACTAAACGGCAAAAGTACGCTAGTGGAAAAGGACGGCTCAACTTATAAAGGTTATTTAAAAACTTTTAAAATTGGAGTTTCAACTTTTACACTAACGGAAGATTGTCGGTGGTTTGATAATTCGGGTATGCCTTGTCAATGTCCTAACGGCGTTAATGAAAAGGACAAGCTGAGCTTGTTAAAAGCTGAGCGTGTCAGACTAGACGGCGAAAGGAAGTGGCAAGACTACAAAAGAAAAGTCTTCAAGAATAGGCGTTAAAACCTATCGGAGCTAGGCGACGCGGACTAATAATGTCGGAGAGTGAAATTCTCTCGCAGTCGCCTACTCCAAAACAACAAACCAAAAAAACTAATACAACATAAGGAGTAATATGTCTTGGTTAGTATATAAAGCTGAAGTGGTTGCAACCTATACTTTTATTTATGCACAAAAGCTATGGGGTTTGTTGCCATTTTAAGTAAACCTGAAATAGAGCTGAGTTTAGAGCTTGGCTCTATTTCTTTAACACAAACAAAGGAGTAAGTAATGACTAGACGAGAAATAAGAAAAGTTGCGATTAAACTTAAAAATATGTCAGTTGGCGATAAGAATATTTTAGCTGAGATGTTAATAAGTTTTGAGAAAAAAGGAAACTACTCGGCTTGTGGATTATTTCAAACTATAAGAAATAAACACCCTGAGCTGTGGAAAAGGTATAAAGGAGTATGAAGACCTTTCAATTTAAAACTCAAGCTAGTATAGAAGTTGAGCCAATACAAGCTATGAGCTATAAAAAAGCTGTTAAGTCATTTCAAGCTAGACACCCTGAGCTTAAAATAGTTGGAGTTTACCACCCGAATAAAAAGGGCGAAACTCTATTGACTTGGCAGAAGTTGCCAATGGGTAGGAAGAAGAAGATAGGACGATAATATGCCAAAACCTAAAATAAAAGAATATTTTAGTGTTGTTAAGTTAGAGTTTGGTTGTAATAACTTTGAAGCTAACTCTAAAAAGCAATACATAAATAAAGTTAAGCAATCTTTTAAAGATGAGTTTAATATTGATTTAAAAGATAGTGAAATAACAGAAGTTCAGGGGGTTGCAATATGATTGAAATATTTGAAATCTTTTGGTCAGCACCTATTGAGCTAAGAGTTATAATATTGGGCGGTTTAATATCGCCCTTTATTCTTTTAAGAAAAGACTATAAAAAAGGAGTAAAAGATGATAGTTAAAACTATTTTTTATACTTATGACGGAGCTAATGATTATGAAGATACCATTATTGGCAGTTTTGATGAGTGGTTAAAAAAGCATAATCAAGATAGAAAAAAAAGTGGTAATGACGCTGAAGATGCTGATGAGTTTACCATTTATGAAAAGAAATTCTCTTAGGATAGGGCTCAATCCTATGTAGATAGGGGGTACACCTAGCGGGGTACTCCCGTTTGAGTTGGGTGGCGTGGTTAAAATCTCGCCGTTAAATAACAGGGGATTGTCCCTAAGCCCAACTCTACAACCTTATTTTTTTTAAAAAATTCAGGCTTTACATAGCTGAGCTGAGCTACTAAAGTGCCCGTATGTAGAAGCCAAAAACATAAACACAATAACTTATAGGAGTTTATACAATATATGGATAGTAAACAAACATTACTAGAAATAATGCCTAAATACTCAGACCAATTAAAGCACGAAAAAGAAATGGCTGAGCTAGGTAAACACAGAACTAACAAAAGACGAGTCTCACACGTTGAGCGTGAAGAGGAGTCTGTTACGAGCTATGGTAAAGTTATGGTAGCCAACACAATCAGACCTTTAGCCAATGCGATAGCTGAGTATATACAAGAGACAGCTAAGAAGACCATAGGAAAACCACCTATTGCTTTTGTTAAGATGTGTGAAGTCTCACCTGAAATATTAGCCCTAATCACGGGTAAACACATAATCAATACAATTACACAATACAAACCTTTAACAGCTACTTGTATTAGTCTTGGCGGTAAAGTTGAGACTGAGATAGCTTTGAAGAACTTTAAGTTTCTCAATCCTGAGCTTTATGAAGCTGTGAAACAAGACTTAGACAAAAGGTCTTGGAACTATACTTATAAAAGAAGAAAATTAAGAGAGAGTGCTAAGCGTGGAGTAGTTAAATGGGAAGAGTGGACTACACCTGAGAAATTACACGTTGGATTAAAATTAGTTGAGATGTTAATTATCTCTACGGGTCTAATTGAAATTGGTACTGAGACAATCAATCATAAAAAAGCTAAGATTATCAAACAAACACATAAGACTAGAGAATGGATTAAAAATAGAAATAGCTTTAATGAGCTATTAAACCCTGAATACTTACCAACAGTTTTACAACCTAAGATGTGGAGCTCAGTTGTTGGTGGTGGATATTGGACTAAGGAATTGCCTGAGTTAGATTTGGTTAAACAAAAAAATAAACAATTTAAGAGAGAGCTTGAAAACTTTGATATGCCTGAAGTTTATAGTGCAATCAATATAATGCAAAGTACACCTTTTAAAATTAATAAGTTTGTTTTAAATGTTATGCAAACAGCTTGGGATAATGGAGACGCTATTGGTGGTATGCCACCTAATAGAAATTTAGATATACCAAACAAGCCTCACGACATAGAGACTAATAAAGATTCAAGAAAAGATTGGAAGAGAAGAGCTGTCATAGCTCATACTGAAAATGCTCGTATGTTTTCTAAGAGATTGTTGTATGCTAAAATAATTTGGTTAGCTCAAAAGTTTAAAGACTATGCGACATTATTTTATCCATTACAATTTGATTTTAGAGGAAGAGCTTATTGTGTCCCTGCATTTTTAAATTATCAAAGTATTGGTGGAGCTAAGGCTTTGCTTTTATTTTCTAATGGAAAAGAAATAACTCCTGAGAATAGAGGAGAGTTTTGGTTAGCCGTACACGGAGCTAATATGTATGGGAATGATAAAATATCTTTAGAAGATAGAGTTAAATGGGTTAATGATAATGAACAATGGATAGTTAATTGTGCTCAAGACCCTTTCAGACATAGAGAATGGGAAGATGCCTCAAATGCTTTTCAATTCTTAGCGTGGTGTGATGAGTGGAGAAGATACCAAGCTAGAGGAATAAACGAAAAGTTTATATCTCATTTACCCGTTAATGTTGATGGGAGCTGTAATGGTCTTCAATTATATTCTTTAATGTTAAGAGATAGTGTTGCAGGTAAGTTAGTTAATTTACTTCCTTCAGATACACCTCAAGACATTTATCAATTAGTTGCTAATGCTGTTAATGAAAAGTTAAAAGTACACGCTTCAGAAGATAGACCTTATGCTCAGCAGTGGTTAGATTATGGAGTTAAGCGTTCTACGACTAAACGAAGTATTATGACAATTTGTTATGGCTCAACAAGATACTCTTGTACGGACTTTGTAATAGAAGATTTAACCAAGAGACAAGATAAAGGCGAACACCACCCTTTTGTTAATGATTTATTTAGACCCGCTTCTTATTTGGCTAGTGTCATTTGGGATAGCATAGGGGATAATTTAAAATCAGCTAGAGTGGGTATGAAGTATCTTCAGGAGATAGCTAAGATTGTTTCAAAAGAACAATTACCTATACACTGGGTTACACCAGTAGGATTTCCAGTTTATCAATCCTATCCTGAAATGAAGTCTAAAAGAGTTAAAGCTATGCTTATGGGAGAAGTTATAAAACCCCGTATCAATGCTGAGACTGATAAGACAGATAAATTGCGTATGTCAAATGGAGTAGCTCCTAACGTAGTTCACTCAGTGGACTCCGCAGGTATGATTAAGACTGTTAATATTGCACATAAAAATGGAATTAGAAATTTCTGTAATGTGCACGACAGCTTTGGTACGACTGCGGGTGATGTAGAAATGTTAAATAAAAGTATAAGAGAAGCCTTTATTGATATGTTTTCTAATCACGACATACTAGAGAAGTTCAGGCAAGATGTTGAGAAACAATTACCTGATAAATTGAAGGCTAAATTACCTGAAGTCCCTCAAAAAGGTAATTTAGATATAAATAAACTGAGGGAAAGTAAGTTCTTTTTTGCGTAAGAGCATTAAAGTACCCGTACTTAGAACAATAAAACAGAGGAGACAAAATGGCGAAGAATAATAACGTCAAGGTAGTATCACCAGTTGGAGTTTCGCAATATGCGTGGCTAACGACACCTGATACTCGTTTTGATGAGACTGGTCATTATAAGACTAATCTTATTATAAACGCTAAAGAAGCTCAGTCATTGAAAGCTCAAATTGATGCTGAGATAAAGAAAAGCGTTGCTCTTGCTAAAGAGAAGGCTAAAGGAAAAGCTATTAAAGAAGCTCCTCGTCCTTATGATGATGAAATGATTGATGGTAAAGCATCAGGAAATGTCATTTTTAAATTTAAGACGAAGGCAAAAATTATAGCTAAAGACGGAAAGGTTATACCTAATAGAGTTGCATTATTTGATAGTGCAGGGAAACCTATGATTGACGCTAATGTTTGGTCAGGCAGTGAAATGAAAGTATCAGCAGAATTGATACCTTATTACACAGCTATGGCAGGAGCAGGTGTGTCAATGAGACTAAGAGCAGTTCAAGTAACTAAGTTAGTTGAAGGTGGCTCTAGTAATGCTAAAGGTTATGGCTTTGAAAAAGTTAAAGATGGCTATGAACAACCTGAAGCAGTAGCAGTAGAAGAAAATGTATCGCAGGAAACTTCGGCTGACTTCTAAACAAGTCGGAATACGATACGGATTTCGCTCAGGCTTAGAAGAGTCTATAGCGAAAGAGCTAAAAGATAATCGTGTAGTGTATGAATTTGAAAAGACTAAGTTGAAATATACTAAGCCTCAAAAGATTCATACCTATACGCCTGATTTTCATTTAACGAAGAAAAAAATTTTTATAGAAACAAAAGGATTATTTACTACTCAAGATAGACAGAAAATGAAATTGATTAGGGAGCAATACCCTAATTTAGATATTAGATTTATATTTTCTAATTCAAGAGCTAGGATAAGTAAGAAATCAAAAACAACTTATGGAATGTGGTGCGAAAGATACGGATATGAATATGCCGATAAACACGTTCCGAAGGATTGGTTATGATAGGTAGAGTAATTTATAAACAAGAGCGTGTTCAATACTATTCAGAATCAAAAGATGAATGGATTGATGTAGACACTATGGACGAACAACATTGTCGTAATGCTCTTAAAAAAATTATTAGAAAGTATGGAGTGATAAGTGAGCAACATAAGAAAAGAAACTAAATATATTGTTATTCATTCTTCAGAAACTAATCCGACACAGAATTTTGACGTAAAGGATATTGACATACAGCACAGAAAAGAAGGTTTGTTCTCTTGTGCATTTCACAAAGTTATTACTAGAAAAGGTGAAGTGCAAGATGGAAGAGATATACAAATCGCAGGTGCTCACGTTAATAGTAATGTTAAATTGTCAAATAAAAATTCTATTGGTATTTGTCTAATCGGTGGACAGACAATAGATGGTAAGCCCGATTGTAATTTTACTTTTAAACAATACGAAGCTCTTTTAGAGTTAATTCGTGATTTAAAAAAAGATTATAAAGAGGTTCAGATAGTTGGTCATAGAGATATGACTGACTCCTTATCTCCGCATTTTAACGTAAGTGAATTGCTGAGATAGTTTGTTTGTACCCCTTGAGGGAGTATATAATACTCAACGGAAAATCTTAAATGATTGGAATTGTGAGGCTAAAGCTCTCAAGGGGGAAATATTTAACAGAAAAATTTTTATGGAAAAACAGGAAAGCAACTTTTTATATCACACGCCCTGCAATAATTGCGGTTCGTCAGACGCTAATTCAGTTTATGATGATGGACACACTTATTGTTTCTCGTGTAACACAACAACAAGAGGAAATGATTTGACACAACCAAAAGAAAAAACAAGTAGTGAATTTATTAGTGGCACAGTAGTACCTTTAGTTAAAAGAAAAATAGATTTAGATACTGCAAGAAAATTTAATTATCAAATGGGAGCTTGGTTTGGAAGACCAGTTCAGATAGCTAATTACTATGATAAAGATAAAAATTTAGTTGCACAAAAATTAAGAAACCCTGACAAAACTTTTCAATGGTTAGGAGACGCAAGACAGTCAGGTTTATTTGGACAACACCTTTGGAGAGATAAAGGTAAGATGATAATAATTACAGAAGGCGAGATAGATTGCCTTAGCGTTTCTCGTATCAACCAAAATAAATTTCCAGTAGTAAGCGTAAAGAGTGGAGCTCAAGGAGCTAAGAAAGATATTCAAAGAGAGCTAGAGTGGCTTGAAGGATTTGATTCAGTAGTGTTAATGTTTGACCAAGATGAACAAGGTAAACAAGGAGCTATTGAATGTGCTAAATTATTCTCACCTAATAAAGCTAAGATATGTAGTCTTCCTTTAAAAGATGCTAATGAAATGTTAGTTGCAGGTAAGACTAGAGAATTAATAGATTGTTTATGGTCTAGTAAAGCATACAGACCTGATGGAATAGTTTTAGGTGCAGACCTATGGAATGAAATTAAAAAAGAAGATACTTATGTAACAGTTCCTTATCCTTTTGAGTGTTTAAATACTAAGACACACGGATTGAGAAAAGGAGAATTAGTTACTGTTACAGCAGGGACAGGAATTGGTAAAAGTTCTTTTTGTAGACACGTTGCATTACATTTATTAGAAAAAGATTTTAGCGTAGGTTATATTGCACTAGAAGAAAGTGTTAAGCGTAGTGCTCTTGGAATTATGGGAGTGTCTATAAAGAAACCTTTACATTTAACACGAGAAGGGACAGATGAGAAGGAACTCAATAAAACTTTTAAAGCAACAGTTGGTAACGGGAAATTTTATCTCTACAATCATTTTGGTAGCACTCTTGCTGATAATCTATTATCAAAAATAAGATATTTAGCTAAGGCTTGTGGTGTAGACTTTGTAATATTAGACCATTTACATATGGCTCTATCATCTATTGGTGATGAACATACTAATGATGAAAGAAAACTAATTGATTATACTGTTTCTAAACTAAGAACATTAGTGGAAGAGACTGGTATAGGATTAATATTAGTTAGTCATTTAAGAAGGTCTGAGGGAGACAAAGGCTTTGAAGATGGTAAGAGTGTAGGATTAAATGCTCTTAGAGGTAGTCAAAGTATTGCTCAACTATCCGATATAATAATTGGAATGAATAGAAATTTACAAGCTGATAATAATATTGCTCAAGTAAATATATTAAAGAATAGATTTTCAGGTGAAACTGGAAAGGCTTGTAACCTTTATTATGATTTAAAGACTGGCTGTTTAAGTGAAGTTAAAGGAGAATTGTCTGATGAGTTTTAATAAACTTTTTAAACATAGAAGACAATCTATACAGTGGACAGCATATGTTTTAGAAGCTGTAGGCAAAGCTAAAAAATATCAAAGACCAGTTACATTAGATGTTGGTAAAGAAAGTTCAGCTCTTATGTTAGAAGATGCTCTTTTAAATTTAGCTATGAATGGAGAAAATGCGGCGTGGAGAGTAGAAGTTAAACTACACACATTACAATGAGAAATTTTCCTGAAGATAAAATGTTGATGATGATGTTTATTTTTATCACACTTTATTTATTAATTGTGGAGATAATATTTTAAATGAAAAAGAAACCTAGTGAACCACTTATAATTGGTAATAAAAGATACTATAAATATAAAATTATTTGGGAAGATATAGTTGGTGATTCAACTTTAGCAACTGAAAATGAATTTAGTAAGATGACTTGTGCTGATGTGCATACTGAGTGTTGGGTATTTGATAAGACACTTGATTATGTTTATTCTTTTGCAAGTTATTATATTGAAAATGGAGAGATAGAATTTGGTGATAGAAATATCTATCCTCGTAGCGTAATTAAAAAGATGATAAGGATATAAAATGAAATATTGTTTTGATATAGAGACAGATGGTTTTTTAAATCAGTGTACTAAAGTACATTGTATAGTCTTAAAAAATATTGATACTAATGAAATATTAAAATTAAAAAATGAAGACGCTATAAAAAAATTAGAACAAGCGGATTTAATTATTGGACATAACATTATTAAGTTTGACATACCCGTCCTAGAAAAGTTTTACGACTTTAAACCTAAAGGAAAGGTTTTTGATACAATAGTAGCAACTCGTTTACTTTACCCTGATGTAAAGGAGCGAGATTTTAAAAGAAAAGACTTCCCTACTAATTGTATAGGACGACACAGCTTGAAAGCGTGGGGGTATAGGGTGGGTAACTACAAGGAAGTCTTTGATACTGACTGGAAAGAATACAGTCCTGCGATGTTGGACTATTGTATTCAAGATGTTGAAGTAACCGATAGTTTATATAAAGCTATGGAACGTAAAGGTTATTCTTGTCAGGCGATGGAGTTAGAACACGAAGTAGCAACTTTAATCTTTAAACAAGAGCGTTATGGTTTTATGTTTAATACAGATGAAGCAGTTAAATTGTATTCTAAATTAAATGCGAGACGTTTAGAGTTGGAAGAACAATTACAAAAATTGTTTCCACCAAAACTAGAGCGTACACCATTTATTCCTAAAGTTAATAACAAAACTAGAGGTTATGTTAAAGGTAAAACTTTTTATAAAGAAAAGATGATTACTTTTAATCCTAGTTCAAGACATCATATAGCAGATAGATTAATTGAAAGACATAATTGGAAACCTGAAGAGTATACTAATGATGGTAAACCAAAATTAGATGAAACTGTTTTAGCTAGTCTTCCATATCCTGAAGCAAAAGTTTTATGTGAACACTTTTTATTAGATAAAAGGATAGGACAATTAGCAACTGGTGCTCAGGCTTGGTTGAAGAATGAAATAAGTGGTAGAATACACGGCACTTGTAATACTAATTCAACAGTAACAGCTCGTGCTAGTCATACAAACCCTAATTTAGGACAAGTTCCAAGTGTTACAGTTCCTTATGGAAAAGAATGTAGAAGTTTATTTACTGTACCTGATGGAAAAAAATTAGTTGGTATAGATATATCAGGATTAGAAGTTAGATTATTAGCACACTTTATGTCTAAGTTTGATGAAGGTGAGTATGCTAAAGTAGTTTTAAATGGTGATATACATACTGAAACAAAAGAATTAGCAGGGTTAGATTCAAGAGACCTTGCAAAAAGATTTTACTACTGCTTCCTTTATGGTGGTGGTGTAAAAAAGATTGCCTTAGTAACAGGTAAGAGTACAAAAGAAGCAAAGAAGATACGAGAAAGATTTTTAAATAATCTTCCTGCTTTGAGTAAGTTATTAAAGCAAGTACAACAAGCGGCTGAAAGAGGATATTTAATAGGTCTTGATAAAAGACAAATTAAAATTCGTTCAGTTCACGCCGCACTCAATTCACTTTTACAAAGTGCAGGAGCTATAGTTTGTAAGCAGTGGTTAGTTGAGTTTAACAAAGCTGTTAAAGAATATTCTAATGTTCAACAGGTTGTTTGGGTTCACGATGAAATCCAAGTAGAGTGTCCTGAAGATACAGCAGAAGAGATAGGAAAGTTAGCTGTAGAATCTATCAAACGCACTGGCAAACATTTCAATTTAAGATTACCTTTAACTGGTGAATATAAAATCGGAAATAATTGGAGTGAAACACATTAATATGACATTGAATACAGATGTAAAAAAAAAATCAGATTTTGATTTTGATTTAAAGTTTGGGAGAAAAAGAGAAAACAGACTTCATAAACTCTTAGGAATGAGAGCTGAAGATAAAGTTGAAGTGAAGACAGAAAGAGATTGGTGGCAGAAGACAGGTAATATTGCAATAGAGATTGAATGTAATGGTAAGCCTTCAGGTATTACTTCCACTAAAGCTGAATATTGGGTTCAATGTTTAGCAAATGGTGATAAAGATTATTGTTCTTTAATCTTTTCTACTAAAACAATGAAGCGTCTTGCAAAAAAGTATGTCAAAAATACTAAGAGTGTAGGTGATGGTAATAGAAGTAGAGTAGTATTAATTCCATTATCCGAAATATTTGACAGAAAAAATTTAACCTAAAATGAGGAAAGGAAAAATGAAAAAAAAGGTATTACTAATAGATGGAGATATATTAGCGTATAAAATAGCTACGGCTAATGAAGTAAGTACGCATTGGGGTGATGGCTTTTGGACATTACATTGTGATGAAACTCAATGTAAGTTTGAAGTGGACGCTCAGATAAATGATTTGGGTTCTACTTTAGAAGCTGACGATTACATTTGTGCTTTAACTGATAAGAATAATTTTCGTAAAGATGTTCTTCCAAGTTACAAAGACAATCGTAAACAAAGACGTAAGCCTATGGTTTTAAATGCTCTTCGTGATTACATTATGAAAAAACATAATGGAGTTATGTGGAAAAATTTAGAAGCTGACGATGTTATGGGTATAATGGCAACTGAACCACACCCTACTGAAGACAGGATTATTGTTTCTATTGATAAAGATATGAGACAGATACCTGCTAAGGTTAGTAGAGATGGTGAAACAGTTGAGGATATACCTCAAAGATTAGCTGACTACTGGTTTATGATACAAACATTGGCGGGGGATAGCACCGATGGGTATAACGGACTGCCAAATGTAGGGGTAAAAACTGCTGAGAAAATGATTAAGCAGTATACTAATGTACCCCTTTTAGACCTATGGAAGATAGTAGTTGGTGCTTATAAGGCTAAAGGCTTTACTAAGAAAGAGGCTTTACAACAAGCTAGAGTTGCACATATTCTTAGACATAAAGAATACAATAAGAAGACTGGGAAAGTGAAGCTATGGCAGATAAAGTAAAACAACCACCTCACTATTTTAGATTTAAGATAGAACCTATTACCTTTATTATGCAGAATGATATTCCGTATGCTGAAGGTAATGCTATTAAATATATTTGTCGTTGGAGATGGAAACACAAAACTAAAGAAGCTCAGATTGAAGACCTAAAGAAAGCTAAACAATACATTGATTTAATATTAGAACACGAGGAGAATAAATCTGATGAACAAGTAAAACTTAAACTAGGGAATGACCCTTCGGGATTAAGAAAGACTGGTGTATTATAATGTTGAAGCACAACCATATAATCATTAGGGCTGAAGTAAAAAAACCACCGAAGGACATTCGCTTCGCAAGAAAATGGATAAGAAAATTTATTAAAGCAATAGATATGAAGATGTTAGGGCAACCTAATTCTCATTATGTCTATGATAAAGGGAATAGAGGACTTACTTGTCTTGCTATTCTTAGTACCTCACACATCGCTTTGCATACTTGGGACGAAGTGTCCCCTGCATTAATGCAATTAGATGTTTATTCGTGTAGTGATTTAGATAAGAAAATTGTTTTTAAACAGATAGAACAATTTGAACCAAAGGAGATAAATTATGTTACGATTGACAGGGATAAAGCTATTCATATTAGCAGTTCTTCTTAATGGGTGCAGTGAGTTTGCCCTATTATCAAGTGGTGGTAGTTTAGCTCTAAGTAATAATACATATGCAAAAGCCTATAGCGGTATAGATTTTGCTACAACATTAACAACAGAAAAAGATATTAAAACTCACGCATATCATTATGTTAAAAAAGTTAAAGAACTTAAAGAGTCAGTTATTAATAATAATAAAATTGAAACTGTTAAAACTATACCAGTGGAAGAGTCTATTCTCTATCCACCTGATGCAAACTTATTACTAGCTTCAATATGGACTTATAAAGAAGATAAAATAAAAAACAATAGAATACAATTATATTCTATAAATCAAACGGGATATGA